AGGGACAAGACCCGACCCCGAACCATCGACGTGCAGACCATGGGTCACTAACCCCCGACCATGATCCCCGCCAAACAAATATAGGTTAGGGGATGAGAGGGGGTGTACCAAGAAGAAACTTACCCCGCCCGATCTATAATGTGAGTAATTCCATGCTACTTGATGGGATGAGATATTTATTCGGTTAGTTTTTGTTACTTTAAGTTCAATCCAAAAAGAACAACCTTCAGCGCATATATATACGTCTGGAATACCTCCGCCATAACGGTTTTCAATTCTTTGAACTTGCCAATGAAGGGGTATCTTTTCTTTCAATTTGTTCCAAAACAGTGTCTCTGGTTTTTGTGTCATTTAAGACCTCGTAATCTGCCTCCGTGAAAACGCTAGGATGGTTTTGTCTAATTTCTTTTAAACGGTTTTCTATTTCATCACGGTTCATATTTTCAATAGCATGAAAGTGACTTGTCTCGCGTCTATCAGTAGTAAGACCCCCCAGAGCACTTCGCGTTTTTTCAGCGTTAATTGCGGCTGAGAAATGTCCTGCCTCTTCGGCTCCTTGAGAGAGTTCACTGAGCCTCTTTAATTGCCCCAAAAGAGTGACCCCGTATTTCTTTTCTCTGTCCTCTCGAAGTTCCAAAATATAATCAGCAACATGAGGAAACGAATTAGCATCCAAAAGTTTATGGGCTTGGACCTTAGCACAATCAGAAGCGTAACCAGCAAGTCTAGCACACTCCGCATTACTATGTGTACCATCAACAAAATGTCTGGCAAATTCTTTTTGTCGGTTGGTCAATTTTCTGCCGTGAGCTTCTTCAATCTCTTCGGCTTTAGTTTCTATTCTTCTTTTCATACTTCCATCCTATATACTAGCGTTTAACAATTAAAGTTTTTTTTTTACAAAATTCAAAAGCTGGCGGATCAGTAAATTTTTACAAGTGTAGCTGAGAGCATGTTTATGTAGCAACTGTAGCACATTAGTAGCAGATAGAAATCCCTACAATGTACAGTGGTCAATGGATACAGCAGATTAAATCACTCACAGCTACGCATTTACACTTTTTTATAAATTTTTTTCACTTTTCAAAAACTTTTTCTTCAAACTCCAGTATATAGGATGGAAGTATAAACTTGACTTATTTCCATGTATCATGGTAGGTTAAATAATCACGCAAACATAGAAAGGAGAAATGTGATGTATACTACCTTTACCAAATCTGGTTTAAAAGTAATTAGAGTAGCGATCAATACGGCACTTCGAGAAGTTGAAGAAGCTCATGGTATCAAGTTAAATATTGGTAACATAAGTTATGAGGACACTACGTTTCGGACAACCTTGAAAGCGTCCATTGTCAATGAAGATGGAACCGTTGAAGACGAACAACGTAAGGACTTTAAAAAATTCGCGACCATGTTTGATATCAACCCAGAATGGTTAGATAAAGAAATCGTTCTTAATGGTAGGACATTTACTATTACGGGATTGAATAGAAAAGCTTCAAAGAATAATATACGTATTCAAGCTGAGAATGGGGATGTTCATATATGCCCTTCAAAGAACCTTACACATTATTTTGAGAAGGGTGTTTAACTCATGAAAAAAACTCACGTCATTTCATTATACGATTTCACTGGTGAGGCATTGCGTCCATGGGCAGAGGCCGGATATCAATGTTTCGCTTACGACATTCAGCACAAGCCAAGCCCGATGGGTGACTTGGAACCAGCAAGTGTCAGTGGTTTTGAAAGGCTGGACTCCCACTTCCCCTTAAACGGTGGCAACATTTTTAAAATCCATGCTGATCTGTATAACGAAAGCGTTCTTATGAAAATCGCAAGTCGGCATATGAACGATGCAAAATTCTTATCTGCATTCCCTCCATGCACCGACTTGAGTTCAGCGGGTGCGCGATGGTGGAAAGAAAAGGAGAAAGAAAATCCATTGTTCCAAATGTTTGCACGTGACAATGCGGTGGCGTGTCAGCATTTGGCGGACACTTTGGATTGCCCTTACTACATAGAAAATCCAGTGGGGGCGTTGAGCAGATTATGGCGCAAACCGAACCACAGTTTTAACCCATGTGATTACGGTGGGTATTTACCAGAAGATGATGTTCATCCAAGGTATCCAGAATACATTCCTTCCCGTGACGCTTATAGAAAGAAAACTTGTCTATGGTCGGGGAACCGTTTTACAATGCCTGAGATCAACCCCGTTCAGTATGAGAATATTACGTATGAGCGGAAAGACCCTACCAAAGGTAGGAACTTCTCACCCGTCCATGGTCGCACGGGTGGTAAATCACTAAAGACCAAAAACATCCGTTCAGCAACGCCACGTGGTTTTGCGAAAGCGGTATTCAAAGCAAATGAATTTCATTGTTAGAAAGGAGAAATAAGATGGCGAAATCTAAGAAACAAATCGAAACATTGTATTGGGATCATGAGCATGGTGATCTTACTCCAAAGGAATGGCTTGAAAAGTTTATTGAGTTGATTGAAAGTCCTTTGAGAAACACTCGCGACCTTGACGGTGATATGTGGATGTCGGATTATAGACTAATGTCGGATGCGTTGTACCATATCCAAAACCGCGATCACGTAACTAAAAATAAATGATAGCGTTTATCATTTTGCCCGTTCTTGTATTCAGCGTAATGAACGCTGAATACTTGGACACCATCCACAAAGAAATTGAAGCGGGAGCGAAATGGCATGAGGTCGATGGTCTAACGCCCGACCCCAAAGCTAAGTCGATCCCTCTCAATGGAAAAATTTATTGGAAACTCAAGAAAGGAGAATAGATATGTCTATAGAGTTAGATACTGAAAACTATATTAGCTTGTACGGAGAATTGGCGGAGCGAAGATTGGAAGCTTTTGAACACGCCTTTGAGCACAAGCAAAAAGGAGAAGATGTTTTTGTTACAGATAAGGATGGTAATGTTACGCATTCTGAATGGGCATCCGATCAGTTTGTTGAAGAGTGTAATGTGGTTGAAGAAATATTGGCATCGCACGGCATCACATCCGCTGTTTCAACAGAGCAAGTTCAAAGATTTAAAAAGGTTAAGGACGCTAAATGGCTTTTAACTGAAGCTATTGGTAGCGTGGTAAAAGAACCGCATCGTCAGCAAGAATATAGAAGCCTTCAAATTGCGCTGGCATCCATTAATGTATTAGTTGAGGAGATGACAAATGGGTAAGATGAGCCAATTGGCGTATGAAATGGATATGATGGATACGTTTTCAGCATGGTCAGCGGACGGGAAATCTGAAGTCCAACTGAAAGCACCAATCGATCCTAATAGACTTGATCAAGGAAACTACATCAACAACTCAGATACTATTGTCGATGAAAGAAAAGAGGTGGACAATTATCCAGAGATTGGTGCGATGTGTTTTCTGGAACCCCACGAAATTCATACAATTCATTTTCTTAGTGAGAATATTGATGATGAGTACGACAGGATTGTTCTTAAACAACTTTATGAGAGGATCAAGTAATGGTTGAGTGGAGACAAATATATCTAAAAGATTACGAGGTGTCCGAAAATGGAGATCTTAGGCTTCGAGTTAATAAAAGTAATCTTATTGCTGGTCACATTTATAAAGGTACTGTTTCAAAAGGGTATTTGAGATATCATTTGTATATGAATGGGAAACGGATTTATGTATATGCCCATCGATTGGTTCTAGAAACTTTTATAGGAAAGCCCCCGACACTCGAACACCAATGCGCCCACTGGGATGGTAATCCACTTAATAATCATTACAGCAATTTACGCTGGGCTACCGCCTCCGAAAATACAAAAGATAAAGTACGTCATGGAAGGCATCTTAACGGTCATAGGAAATTTACTGAAGAAGATGTTTTAGACATGAGAGCGATGAAAAAAAATGGAAAGCGATACTGCGACATTATGGAAAAATATAAAATATCTAAGGGAAATTTAAGTTCAATAATAAACAATCATACTTGGAACCACATAGCAGAAAAGGGTGTATAACAATGGGTATTGAATATTATGCTTTAGTCTTTATCGGTGGTGCTTTACTTGCACTACTACAGAACTTATAAAATGCTGAAAACTTTAGACTTGTTCAGTGGCATTGGTGGCTTTGCAGTTGGTCTTGAGGCCACCAATTTTTTCAAAACAACGTGTTTCGTGGAGCAGGAGCCGTATTGCAAAGAAGTTTTACGGCATCACTTTCCCGAAGTCCCGATTTTAGGAGATATA